AATGAGGAAACAATTAGTGAGGCCGATTACGAACTCTATCACAAAGACTTCTCATCTGCAATGCAACACGCATACGCTCATGCGAAGAAAAAAGGATTTACAGTAGATCCAGAAGAGATCGACAACAAAGTTGCAACTGGACCTAGAAAACCATCAGCTGGAAAAACCAACCGATACATTCTTGGAACAGACAAGAAACAGAAAGTTCACATTCAAGTTGCGAACTTAGATAACAAAAAATTTGAACTCAATATGTACATTGAGGAAACCGAAAAGGAAAACATGGATATTAAAGAAACCATTAAACAAGTCATAGAAGGTAAAGTGAAAAAGGAAGACTCTGATAAGAGTGAGCCTGGAACACAAGGTGACGATAAAGAATATGCAAAGAAACGTGATGCTGTTTTGAAGAAGTATGGGGTAAAAGCTTGTGCTGAATGTGAGACAGAAGAGGAAAAGAAAGCTTGTTTCAAAGATCTTGATGACGCTCATGTTGCAGATCATGAAGAACAGGTTCAAAAAGAATCTGAAAATGAAACCAAAGATACCACTTATGGTGTGAAAAAGAAAGCAAAAGAACCTCAGAATGAGACTCTTTTAGACAAGGT